TTAGGCAAAAGTGGTGCAGGTAAGTCATCAAGTATAAAGGGTCTTAACCCTAAGGAGACTGTGATTATTAATACATTGAAGAAGAGACTTCCATTCAAGGGAAGTAATTCCATGTATAATAAGGAAAACAAGAATCTCTTTAATGTAGATGATTATAATACTGTTGTATCATATCTTCAGAGTATTGGAGATAAGGCACCACATGTGAAGAATGTAGTTCTTGATGATATTATATATGTCATGCGTAAAGAATATTTTCGCAGGTCTAAAGAGTCTGGATATGGAAAATATACTGAGCTTGCAGCTCATTTCCAACAGATTATATCTACCTGTGAGAATTTAAGGGATGACCTTAATATATTCTTTATTCTGCATAGTGAGGATATAGTATCTGATGGCACTACTACAGGTTATAAGGTGTCTACTATAGGTAAATTACTTGATAGTCAATATAATCCTATTGAGGTAGTTCCTATGGTATTATATGCTTCTGTAAAATATGATGATAAGGGTAATCCTGAGTATGGTTTTTATACTCATGCTACAAAGGAAGGCAGTGTAGAAATTCCAGCAAAGACTCCATCAGAAATGTTTGCAGAGGATTTTATACCTAATGATTTAGGGTTGGTTGTAAAAGCAATGAATGAATACTATGGCTAAATGGGTTAAGACAACTCCTTATGGAGATTACAGAGACCTCTTACAGAATCATAAATTTGATGACCAATTGGTTCTTAATCCTAAGAGCAATAAGCTTGAAGTATACAATAGGAATAAGAATATATTGCATGAAGCCAGATGGTATTTTGGCAAGCATATTGGCAGTAAGAGGTTAGCTAATGTGATAGCTCTTAATAGGAAGGCTAACAGTAAGAGGCATCTTATCAAAGAGTATGTCAACAATAGCAAGAGAAAGGCAGAAAATACCAGTGAAGAGACTGGTAAGTAATAATTATAATTATTAAAAAAGTATTAAAAATGAACGAAAAGATTTTAAACAATCGTGAGCTGGCTCAGGTTAAGAGAATAGCTCAGAATGTAGATGCAGACTATCAGAAAGTTTGCAAATTGAATGAGAAGATTGCTGAGCTTACCAAGGAAAGGGACAGCTTACAGCAGGGTATTGATGAGCAGGAAGCTCCTGTTATTAGAAAGACTGGTGGCTTTAAGTCCACTGACATCTTTGCTAAGACTATTGTACCTCAGTTCAATGAGAATGGTACTCCTAAGACTGATAAGGATGGTAGGCAGATTAAAGTTACTAAGTATGTAATGCGCTATCCAGGTACTATCATTCCTGTGGCTCCAGTGAGTGAAGAAGGACAGAGTGAGGTAATAACCCCCGCAGAACCTGAGAATGTAGTCAGTGAGCCTTCACTTTAATTAAATTTTATAATAAAAAACAGTTAACATATGTAGATGATAGAAGAAATTTGGAAACCCGTAGTTGGTTATGAGACATATTATGAAGTAAGTAACATAGGAAACATTAAATCCCTACAAAGAACTGTAAAGAGAGTTAGATATGGCAAAGAATATATAACTATCTTACCAGAACATTTAATGTCTCAATGGATTAATAAAGACGGCTATAAGAAAGTGAGTTTGCGTGTAAATAAGACTAGAAAGATAGTATCTGTTCATAGATTAGTTGCTAGTGCTTTCATACCAAATCCCAATAATCTGCCTCAAGTTAATCACATTGATGAAAATAAAGCTAATAATAGTGTAGATAATCTTGAATGGTGTACCCCATTGGAAAATTCTTTACATGGAACTTGTATAGAAAGGATAGGGAAAGCATCATCAAAAACTCCTCATGTATGGTTACAGAAACCAGTTATACAATGTGATTTACATGGAATTACTATTGCTGAATTTAATTCTATCGAAGAAGCAGCTAACATAACTGGTATTAGTAGAAGCGGCATACAGAGCTGTTGTAAGGGTAGACTTAAAACTTCTGGAAGATGCATATGGAAATATAAATAGTAAGTAATATGAGTAAAAATATTTTAATGATGGCTGTTGCTCGTGGCCAAGTATCTAGTGAACCTACAGCCATTTCTAAGTTTATAGGTATTGCTCCTTGTTATGTTGTAGGTGTTAATCCTACTAAGGCACAGATTAAGGAACTTATGGGCTTTGAGCCTAAGGAGGAACCTGTTTATACAGGTGTTCAGGATGTTGATGGTAAGCAGATTAACTTTGCTAGAATCACATTCGTTATTAAGACAGATGTAGAGAAGTGTGGTATTGAGACCACACAGATGATGACCTTCTTCATCAGAAATCAATATAGGAAGGGTTCTCAGAGTGGCAAGTATCAGGTTATTGATGAATACGGAAGAACTGCTTGGGCTACTGAGGATGTAATTAAAGCGAAAGGAAAGATATACTATAAGGATGGTTCTATGGAGGCTAACGTTACTCAGAACTATAGACCTGTCTTTGTAGGAGAGGAAGAATTAACCAACTTTATTAAGGCTTATCTTAATATCCCCAATGTCATGGATTATATTAATGGCAGTTGGGTTATGAAGACTGGGGATGCTCTCAAAGATTCTGAATGCAGACTTGATGAGATTTCCAATTACTTCAAAGGTAACTTTAAGGAGATTAAGGATGCAATTGCATTGCAGCCTACTAATAAAGTAAAGGTACTCTTTGGCATTAGGACTACTGATGATGGTAAAGAGTATCAAGATGTCTACACTAGGACTGTTCTTAGGAATAGTTCAACTAACATTGCAGGTCTTCAGAAGGAAATTGAAGATAGCAAGAATAGTGGAGGCTTATCAGGAAGAACTTATGAGTTCTGTGAATTAAAGGAATACAAAGTGGAGGCTACTGATATGAGTGCTGCTCCTACAAATGATGACCCATTTGCAAATGCTGCACCTAGCGGTGATACTCCTTGGTAATAAATATAAGGTATGATTAGCTCTGGAAGACCATCAAGTTGCAAAAAGATGTTTACTGATAAGGTAAGTGAAGCAGATGTGCTTGGATATTATCTAGGTATATCTAGTATTCCCTGCCTTATTGTAAGTCCTTTCAGACAAGACAGTAAACCATCTTTAGCTTTTTATTCTCCAAACGGAAAAGAAGTAAACTACATTGACTTCGGCAGTAAGGAAAGAGGTTCTATGATTTCTTTCCTTATGAAACTATGGGGTCTTGATTATAATAGTACTATAGATAAAATAATGAAGGAAGTTGTTATGAAAGACCACATACAATATAAAGAAAATAGTAATAATCCCACTATTTCAAAAGTAACTGTGCATTCCAGCAATGTCGAGTTAAAGTGTAGAACAAGAGAATGGAGAGATTATGATATAAAGTATTGGGCATCCTATGGAATAGACCTTCAATGGTTGAAATGGGCCGAGGTATATCCAATATCTCATAAGATTATAGTAAGAGATGGCAGAGAGATGGTCTTTGGAGCTGATAAATATGCGTATGTATTTGTAGAGCGTAAGGAAGGTAGAACTACTATGAAGTTCTACCAACCTTTTAATACAAGAGGATATAAGTGGCAGAATAACCATGACAAGAGTGTTCTTGGTCTGTGGAGTAAAATGCCTGAGAGAGGCAAAGCAGTATGTATATGCAGTAGTGTAAAAGATGCACTGTGCCTAATGTCAAATTTATATATTCCTTGTATCTGTTTACAGGGCGAAGGATACCCAATGAGTGATACCGCAGTTAAGGAATTAAAAAGAAGATTTACTGACGTGTATCTATGCCTTGACAATGATGAAACAGGAAAGTCAGATGCTTTTAAGTTATCCGAAAAGCATGGTTTTATAAATGTTGTTATCCCTGATTTTCCAGAAGGCAAGGATATTTCAGATTATATGAAAGCTTATGGTAGAGAGACCTTCAAAACCTTTTTTACGAAACTATTTTTAGATGCAAAGGAGGAGTGGTACAATGAGCTACCATTTTAATAAAAAAATTAAAGAATAAACGTAATATGGAACAAAGAAAGATTATTATAGTAGACTCTTCTTCTAATAGAAAGGTAACAGTTAACACTGATGCTACAAACTTTGGAGAGTTGAAGAGAGCAGCTAGGGCTGCTGGAATTAATTATGAGGGAAAAGATTGGCTTGAAGGTCTTACTAAGACCTCTCCTGTAAGCGATGATAGTTTACTCCCTGTTAATGTTAATTATAAGGGAACTGTGACTAACAACTTAGTGTACATGTTAACAAATACAAACAAAAGAATTAGAAGTGGTATGAATAGACAAGAAGTTTATGCTGAGATTAAGAAGCTTGGCCTTGCAGATGGTGTGAAGAAAAAGTTTGGTAGAAATTTCACACAAGTAGGAACAAATGACCTTATTGATTTCATCAATAAGAATGGTAAGAAGGGTACTTCTGCATCCGCAAACAAGTCTAAGGTGGAAGACCTTAGAAAGGAAATGAAAGCACCTAAGGCTGCTCCTACAACTGGAAAGGTTGACTTTGAAGCAAAGTATAACGAGGTTGTAGGTGTAATTGCAAAGTTCCTTGCATCTATGCCTAAGTCTGTACTTGATGATGCAGCTGAGGCTGCTAAGAATCTTACTCCTGAGACAGTAGTTGAGGAAGTAGATTTCTCTCAGATGTCAATTGATGAACTCAAGAGGCAGTTTGGACGTTAAGATGAGATAATGGAT